CCTTACTACCCTTGTAGGTAGAGACACCATACTGCCAGTGCTTGGCTGTCTTCTCGTTAATCTTCCGCTTGTTTAGTTGCCCAATATCTATATCGAGAAACGTACTATTTGTTTGTGTTGTCACTGCAATCACTCCTTCATTGTCTGCTGGTGTCAGCGTCTGGCAAGAGAAGCAGTAGTGTTTACCATCTGAATACTCAGCATTGGCATCACTACTGCCACAGTGAGGACAGGCTACGTGCCTGATGAACTCGCTGTTATCTTCCACTTGCTAGACTCTCCATCAGGTAGTCAGAAACGATACGCATCTTCTTTGCTATCGCCTTGGCTACAGGGTTGGGGTAAGTATCCACATCTTCAGCGATATCTAATCCGACATCACGCCAATCAATCTCGCTGTAGAACTCTTCGTTATCAATGTACACTGACACACGGATACCCTTCTCGTTCATCTCTGTATTGATATCAATCTCAGATACAAACTCTTCAGTTATTTCCATCAGGCTCATTACAACCACTCCTCTGGTATAGTTTCTTCTGCCCAGACAAACCCTTGTCGGTCTGCCCACTCAGCACAGGTCATCTTTGAACCGTCCTTCCTTTTCTTAGCACCCTGAATAGTAGAGTTAGCCTTTTGAAATACAAATCGTATGTCTAGGTCAGGGTACTGTGCCTTGATAGCCTTCATCTTACGCTGACTATCCTGCCTGAAGTATCCCTTCAACTCTACTATCATCTTACCAACTGCTAAGTCGGGGATGTAGTGGCGTTCCACATAGTAGGCCATCTTCTCTGGCTCATACACATATGAAACACCACGTTCATCTAGGTTCGCAATGACCCTCTCCTCAAAAGTCCCCTTCATCACTAGCTACTGCATCACCATCATCGAATACCTCAGTAGCATCGTCTTTAGCAACGGCCTCTTCTACATACCCATCCTCTACATTGAACATGGATGATGCACCACCACCATACTCTTCTAGTGTTAGTACCTGCACACCTACTAGGTGTAGCTTAACACCTACTATCTTGGTAGCAGGGATGAAGTACGTGCGAGGCTCAAAGGATACCTTGATGGTACTACCATTACCAATCATCTTATCACCAGTCATAGGTGTAAGCTTGGAATCTACAACCACAGGTTTCTGTGTGTAGGTATTACCATCTCTTCGTTTACCTACTGCATCAAGCTTAAACTTGAACTTGATATCACCAGTTGGATTGTTCTCCTTGTCGTAGTCTTCCTCAAAGGGAAGGTGTGTGGACAGCTTATCCTTATACTTAGGGTTCTGCTTCATCTCTTCTTCTAGTCGTTCACTTACTAGACCTTCGAGATAGTCACACATGGTTGTTGCTTCAAGTTGTGGCTTGAGTAGGTCAACTGAGTACACACCATCTGGATTGAACTTGGTGTCTGGTTCAAACACCTTAACCCACATTGCGTTACCACTTACGTTCTTAAGTTTCTTGCTCATATAATCTCCTGTATAAGCTTTAGTTTATCTTTGGGCTATAGGTCAACTTTAGGAATCACCCAAAGAAATAATTAGATTCCAATACCCTATCTAAATCTAACCCACCTGTCAATGGTGGTTGTGGTATAGAACTATCACCGATAGTCTCTACTGCATGGTCACGTAACTCCTGTAGTACGTCATGTTCTTTATACATATCTACAAAAGCTTCCCTCAGTATGCGGCTCATGATATCCATGTTAGGACTGTGTGTCCCATAGCTATCATGCACCATGCTGAAGTCCATCATGTTCTTATCCATACACTGGTTGATAGTCAAGGTCAAGGCTGAAGCATCCAGTGAATGGATGAAGTTAGGCGATGCCCCTGTTGAGATGCGTGACTTGTTCACTGTGTCCTGCAACTCCTGTTGGTAACTTAGGTATACTAGATTACCATCAACGTGTGTCTTGATAAGACGCTTCTTGGTATTGAAGTATGGTTGCACCACAAGAAAGTCTGTTGGTGTTACCCACTCCATGTGTCTGTTAGCCTCACCATAGTGCTTGCCTACCACCTTCACGTAGTCCATGACCTGACGTGCTGATGAGATAGTATCGTTGATGCCCTGCCACACATGACCTGCTAGGTACAGACCTGCTTGGAATAGGTCATCACCAAACGGATTGGCTACACCCTTCTTCTCTATCCTGTCAGCGATAGCCTCTTGGATATACTCCCGACAGGCGTGTTGTGTACCTGAGTATGGTACAATCATCACTGGTCTTTTAGTTATAGACCTGTCGATACCGAATGTCAAGCACGTTTGTGCAAGTTCGTTACCCTCTTGTGCATCCTTCTGTACCAGTGCCACTGCCTTGTCTGCTACATCTGCATAGATATCAGCAGGTTTATCAGACGGTATTAGGTTGGTAGCCTTGCCACCTACCTCATCCCTGAGGATGGCTGACAGGTGTTGCAGTCCATTACATGAACCGTCTGCCGCACATGGTAGGTGAGTATAGAAACCCCACCCCTCACGCAGTAGACCGTACCACTCAAAGCACCAGCCTAAGAACTGCCATGTCTTGTCTGCTTCCTGCCACCATGTGTAGTCCAGTGGGTTCTCAGCAGTCTTAACGATGTTGTCCTCATTATCCCATGCCCACTTGACACGTTCATCAAACGATACCTTATCATTACCAAACAGGTTAGCACCATGAATGGCAAGCCAGTAAGCATCGTCAAAGTTATTGATTGGAAACCCATTGTTGAATAGCAATAGAGCCTTGCCCCAATCAGCCACCTGTGGTGACATGAAACTTTCTACTGGATATTTTCTTGAACGGAAATCTAACTGCCATACAAAGTAAAACTCTGGATAGTTAGCGTACTGTTCTGCTAGTTGTATTGTCCGTTCAACTTGCAACCTACGAGACATGGACTTACCATTGAATGTATAGATACTATTGCGTGTCTTTGCCCACTCTCTATACTTCTGTATCTCAGCATCGTCCATATCCTGAGGGTCTTTCTTGAATGGATACTCTGGCAGGTCAAGGTCATAACGAGGTGGCAACCCTGCCCACTCTTGATTACTATCCCATGCCTTACGCATCACGTCAAGTACACCCTTATCAATCGTCCATGCTGTACGTTGTAGTCCATTGACTGCCCTGTACTCAAGGCTCATGTCCTGATTGCGTAGTCTGTTTAGGTATTCTCTACTGCTCTTCTTCAATGTATCCTCACTAACGGTAACTTGTTGAACACTTGGCTATGGTATCCACCACCCTCTACATCTTCCCAATCCCTTGGTGGTATCAGTGACGGTGCAAAGCGTGGCTTACCTGCCTCGTTGTGCTTGTTAAAGTTCTTAATCCACTCAAGAGTTTCTGGTGTAGCCTCAAGATATGTTACTGTCTTGTTAGTCCTCTGCCTGTGCTTGTTCAGCTTGACTAGTCCTGTCTTGACAATCACCTTATCAATCAGCCTCATGCCTACATGGATACGCTCTTCGTTTGTCCACTCAGTGTCCTTGTATCCATCCTTGTTCATCTTGTAGACAAGACCCTGCCGCTTGTGTTGCTTGCTTGCCTTCTCGTTAGCCTTCTTGATTATGTTTAGTGCTGACCTACCCTCTGCCTCAACCCACTGCGTGAGCCTCTTCTGCATCTCAATATTCAGCCCTATATATCTGGCTATCTTGGTTAAGGTAAAGCGTTTAGATACCTCATCAACAATAGTAATCATGGCTAGGTAGGATACAGCGTGAGCATCCATGCCCTGTAGTTTCTTCTTGGCTATGTCTCGATTGCTTGTGGTGCTTGCTTGTATTTCTTTTACACCATCTGCCACCGCATTGACTACCCCTGCAATGACTGCCCTGCCGTGTTGTGTGTTGCTCTGTATTCCCTTCTCAATAAGTTTGTTTGTGTTGCTCTGATATCTAGAGATTCCTGCCTGTAGCATCTCCATCTCTAGTGCTAGTTGTTCTTCTAGTGTTGACACTGTTGTCTCTCCTTCTGTTATAGAGATAACTAAATAATGTTAATGGTATCAACCATAGTGGTAGTGTTATAACAAATAGTGCAAAGTTAATCACCGCATCTGTTCTTCCCACCACTTATCAAAACTGGTGATTGCCTCATAATGTACTGGCTCTTCTGTCCAACTTGCCTGACACTCAGGACAGTGCCACTCTATCATACCATCCACTGCATACAAGGCTTCTGCTTCGCCATCATCACAGTGTGGGCAAGGTTTAAATCCCATACTCATTACGCTTTATCCTCTTCATTATCTACTACTAGTGATAGTTCAATCTGGTTGTTATCTTGTACTAGTTCTCGCTCTAGTTCAATGTAATATTGATTCTCCCAGATTGCAAAGTCCCTGTCAAGTGCTGATTTAGTTAGTTCAATTAATTCTTCTGCACCCCTGAGATATACTGGCTCACCTATCAGGCCACCCTCTGTTGTACTCTCATAGATAGGGACAACCTCGACTAGTCCTGTTACATCGCTCTGGAATAGTGATAGGCTGTACCCATCCCCTAAGTCTATCGTTACGTTTCTCATTGTCCTGCTGTTCGCTCTTCTTGTCGCTGTTTTATACCTGCTTCATAACCGTTGCTATACTTCACTCGCATCTGTGCTTCACTGTGTTTGTCGTACTCGTTCTGGTAGTTCTGTGTGTGATACCCTGCATAATACCCTACTACATAGGCCGTGTCAAATACATTAGACATTATATTTCTACCTTTCCATGTTCATTGATTAAGATTGATTGAACCGTTACCTGATACCCCATATCTTTAAACTGTTTAGATGTTTCACTTGCTATCCTCAAAGATGCTGTTGTTGTGTGACACTGCCACCCATTCAGTTTAGTTTTATAATTTATCAAGAATAATTCTTTCATCTTACCTGTTCCTTACACTGTCTCTGATTAACTGATACACTTTCTTTCTACTTCTGATAATCATTTTACTGCCCCATGATTAGCCATATCTAGCCCAAGAATAATTCCGTCCAAGTAATTAAGCATCTGCTTTGGTGGTAGTCTGTGCTGAATGATAGTACTACCCTTATTCGCTGTCATCTGCCAGCCACCATAGCATGGCGCATTGTTTAAACTGTAGTGTGAAGCCTCGCTTGTATGTAGCGTCCTATTGATACGTCCCAAGCGTACCTCTAACATGTGTTTAGTTACTCGCATTGTCTTGTCCTTTCTGGTTGGGACTAGGCACAACACCTAGCCCCTGTTTGGTTATACTTCTTGAATGTCTGCCTGTCCACCAAACTTGCGTGATGCAAGGCTTGGAATTGATAGGTAGCGTGAAGTTTTGCCAAAGTGTAATCCCATAAACGTGCTACCCTTGCTTAGTCCAAAGCGGTTCTTTACTACACGCTTGCGGTTACCTGTTACTGCTACTGTCTTGCCCATGATTTTATATGTTGTTGTTTGCATTGTTTTACCCTTTCAAGGTTGGTTGATTATGTAAACAGTTTATCATCATGTTTAGGATGTTGTCAAGTCTTTTTTAAATATTGTGTTTCTTTTTCCATGCTACCCATGTGATAGCTTGCATCTGTCTACCTAGCATATCAAACTCTTTTGCCACTGTCAAGTATTCTTTTTGAAGTTTGGCATATTCTTTTACACCTATGCTAGTCTTTGCATCTGTCAAACCAACACGCTCATTATAATAAATGTTTCTTGCGTGTCCGTCAATGGTTATATCATCTTCTCCCATAATGTTTCTGAAAAAACTGATAATCTTTTTTCCAGATAGTCGTACTATCACTGTCTCATAGTCTGGAAATTCTGTCAAGATGCCCCATGCTTTTTCTTTCATCTTATGATAGGTGGATACCTTTACACTATCCATACCCTGTCCATCTTGAAAAGCTTTACACAATTCATAAGCATTGACTAAGTTTCTTTCCCATTTATTGTTGGGACTAAGAGCCGCCATAACACCCACCACAATATAGACAGGCATATCTAGTCTTTCGGCTATCTGTCTTGCCTCTTGTTGTGCTTCATCATACCAATGCTTGGCATTGTGTTGCTCTTGCTCTGTCAAGTTTGCTATTGCATACTTGTACATTTTGCGGATGTTATGTTTGCTCATGTTACTTCCCCTTGATTACTGACCTGATACCTGCACCTAGTACTAGCACCGAAGCCGTGTAGATTGCTGGCATACCTAGTCCGTTATAGTAAACTAGTTCTGCCCCTGATAGGTACATCATTACAGAACCGCTTGCGATTGTCAAGATTGTTAATAATTTTTCTAACATTGTCTTTTCCTTTTGTGTTTCACTTTATCTTGTTGAAGCATAACCACGCTAGGTAACGTTTGCCCCTTCACCTTTTGTATGCCAGCCCTAGGCCTTGTCTCGTTGGTGTTGGTTTTTCTTAACTTCCCCTTAAGTATAGCACCAAGATAAAAAGAAAGTAAAGTAAAAAAATGAATAAATGATGAATTAATTTACAAGACATTGAAAACATTATGAAAAAAATAGATAAAAACACACAAAGACACCAAAGAAACACTTTAAAAACCCATGATACTATATAATGCAGGAAAAAAGTTACACCTTGGACGCCATGCGCCACACTTTATAGTTGCTTAAGTGTGTTTGTGGTGTGTGTGGCATGGTTTTGCAGGGGACAACACGCCCACACCTTAGGCATATTTAAGGTAATGGGGAAACTCGCCCTGCTCCTGTACGTATAACCCCCTCATATTTTTCTGTATATTTTTAGTCAGGGGTATCTAGAAGTAGTAGCCCCTAGAAAAGAGCCGAGGTATAGCTATATATACTTAGGTAAACCCCCAGCCCCTCTCTAGGTCAACTTTAGAACCATGTACTACTACTTACTTTCATAGTACTTGTATTAACATTCCTCATAAACTTGTCTAATTCAGCATCCATAAGCTCACTCTTACGTTCCCTCATGGCACTATCAGCGTCACTAGCCATCTGGTCTACCCAATACTGGACAGCCATAGCTAACACATCAAGCCTATCGTCATGTGCCAAAGCTCCACGAGCCTTGGTTATACGTGTCATCTGGTATGTAAGCATATACTTAGCCGCCTTCTCAGGGGGCATATGCTGTACACTATCGTAATCCCTAATAATAACCTTAGGGTCTATGACCAATCTGTGTTGGTTCATAACAGGTTCTAGTGTATCAATGATACGTAGTTCCTTTTGTTTACTGTGTCGTACCTCTTCTATAGTCACAGGGTACGTCTTATCTACATAAGGCTTCAGTAGCTCAGTAAACATACCGTCACCAAAGTTACTCTCAATCAATACAGAGTTTACCTTGTGTAACTTAGCTAGGTCAGTAAGGTGCTGTAGTGTCTTGTCACTATAGCCACCCTCAACGCCACCAGCATCTACTACATACAAGTAACCATTAAGCATCTTTACAACAGCGTATGCAGTCTCGTCAGAGCCTCTACCAGAGGGGTCAATGGCTAAGACGCTACCAGAGTACTCTGTACGTCCTAAGGTGTCCTCAGGGGCGTAGAAACGGTCACCACTCAGTCCAACATTTGGTAGTTCTGTGAGAGGTTTAAATATTCCATAGACCATCTTTTCTGGAGCTGTGTCTCTATCGCATGAATATACGATGAGGTCACTAAGCTTAAGTGGGTACTTGTCACCATCGGAGAGTGAGGTGTCCAACATAAACTGTAAAGCAAAGCCACTGCGTCCATAACTAAGTTCTCTTTCTAGTAAGTCATCATCTGTAAATCGTTTAGGGTCTGTAGGAAGGCCATAGAGAGCCTCTCCCTCTTTTTGTATGCTATCATACAGCAAAGGTGCTAGACGGCTACCATACGCCTTCTCAGAGCGTTCTAGGGTAGGATATCTAGCTGGCCAGATACGCATATCATAGCCACGAGTAGTAAGTGTGTTGTACAAGGACATCTCGTTCTGAGGTGTACCAAGGTAAATTATGTTACCATCAGGCTTTAAAACAGCGTCAAACTCTTTAACACTCTCTGCAAGTCTCTCACGCATCATGTGTGTCATAGAGTTATTAGGTACTTCCACGTCATCTGCAATGATAACGTCTGCACGAGAACCAGTAAGCTGTCCTGTGACACCTACACTCTTGACTGAGGGAGAACCAGAGGCTTTAGCTGGTGCAACGTCAAAGGCTATCTTAGACCACCGTTGTCCTTCTTTAGCCACTAGGTGTTGGCATATAGGTATTTCTGTTATAATACGCTGTGTGAAGGTAGAGAAGTCATCTGCACGAGCTTTAGAAGCTGATACAACCATGAACTTCTTGTCAGGGTCTAGGAGTAGCTGGTGTACTACGTAGGCGGCTGTAATGTAGGACTTACCTACACCACGGAACGCCTCGATGATACAACGCTTTGGACTGTTCTGAAGGTAGTTAGCAATGTCATACTGAATAGGAGTAGGCTCTGGTAACCCCAGATGTTGCCAGACTAGGTACGTAAAGTTCCTAAAGTCATGTAGAGCCTGTGGTACATTAGTCATCATATATTACTTCAATGTCATGTGTGTGTGCATCGTTTACCTTTGCCCATACAGCGTTAATAGGTGCTACGCTAAACTCCCACGTAGCCGCTTTGTCACCCACTGTGTTAGAACCTGCAAGGTTTAGTCCAGTAGTAGGGGCAGTAGTATTATTACTAAAGCCAATAGTAATAGAGTGGTTATCATGGTCATTCTGTACTACCAGATACATACGGCTAGGGTTGTCATCTAGTAGTTTTACCCATGATTGGTCTGACGGTAGCGTGACATTCTTAGATGCTAGACTTGCGTTATGACCCCTCATTGTACCTTCTCCGCTACTTCAAATGGTAATCCCTCTAGCAAGCTAGCCATAGGTGATTCCGCTGTAATTACGTCAAGGCTTGCGCCATTATCTTTAAGAAACTTAACAGCTACTGATAGCTCACTAGCCGTTGCTTCGCCACTCTGTACACGCATCAGCAAGTCTCTAGTGACTGCATCGTGCAGAGTCTCCATCAGTTGTTTTTCTGTCATGACGTGGTTAGTTCTTTAATTTTTCTTTTGTAGTATTTAAGTAAACTTTCTTTCTTTTTTCTTTTTTTCTTAGGGTCTTTTAAATACTTTGCATTGGGAAAACCTATCTTTTCCCCTATGTTTTCATCACTCACTTCCATTCTCCTGTACGTATCTGGTCTGTTACTTCAATGGCACGGTTGCCTACTTGTCTAGCCCACTTGCTCTGTAAGAACTCGTCTGCCGCCATATCGTACTTTTCGTCCTTTAGCAGACCCATTGCGTTTACGAACTTTGAGGCTGTCCCTATTCCTACGTTGAAGACGAAGTTGAGTAGGGCTGAGAAACGTACCTCGTCTAGTTCCTGTGTCCAAGGCATTGTGGTTATCAGTTGTCGCTCTGCTTCTTTGATATCGTTTAGTAGTAGCATTTCTGCCTCTTGCTCTGAGATACCGATATCGTCCAGATTTCTGCCCACGCCTATAGTCCATTTACCAACCGTGTCCTGATAAGGTTTAAGTTCAATGCCTTCATGTCGTTTAAGTTGTTCTATCAGTTTGTTCATTTACGTCTACTTAATATGTTTAAGATAGTGTTTATCCACACACCTGTTAATACAAGAAAGTGGATAATCATTTCTATGTGTATTAGTTCCACTACTTAGCAATACCCTTTAGCTTTTCAAATGTACGAAGACCAGCCATACCAAGCATAGCAAAGGTAAGCTCTAGCAGAATATCAGTAGGTATGGTAGGCATAACCATACTGTCGTTGCCACTAAGCATAACCGCCCACGTAGCCAGTGGATGTCCAATAAAGAGCCACGCAATACCAAGGCTACACGACCAGCCGATAGCTGGCCTCCAACCTGATACCCATACTGAACGATGTCCAGCTTCAATCTGATTTGTTTTAATAGTTTCAAGATTAATACTGTTAGCATTATCTACTAGGGCTTTCTCAAGTTCTTTCTTAGCTACTTCCTTAGATACATTGTCAGGTATTACTTTATCTATAGCATTACCCAGAATAGGAATCAACTGTGGTATCAGTGCTTGTATCATTAGTTTCTCCATATGTATGCCGCATAGAGTATACTGACACACACCACTATAATTGTTACAGCTACCGTAGCGTACCCTAGAACCTCTATCAGTTCCTGTCGCTTACGTACAGCATCTATCTTTTCTTGTTGTCTACGTCTACGTGCTTCTCCTTGAAACCTAATCCAATCATGCCATAAGCCAGCACGTCCAGCGTAAATCATAAACTGTTTTAATTCTTCTTCTTGTTGACGTATCTTTTCTAACGCCATAAACTCTTCTAAGTCATCCGCAGTGTTGCCGCCCAACTTACCAAACCAAGAGTTCTTCTTCTTGTTTCCCTTTTTTTGAAGAGCGTCCTTTGCTGTAACAAAGTCACTGATAGCTTTCGTACAGTCAGCCAGTTCTCTTCCGTTGGAAATAAACTTCTTGATTACAGCAAAGGCGGCATTAGCGGCGGCAAGTTCTGCCAGCATAGCCTACTCTCCTTATGTTATAGTTTTGTTAATAGCATACCAGCTACGCCTATGACAGACGCTGTGGAAATCATAAGCATTGCTTCTAGTCTCCACATACGTTTGTCTAAGCTGTCTAGCCTATTCTGTACCAGTTCATAACGGACGGCACACTCTCGCTCGTGAGCGTCTAGTTGTGATTTTGTTTCGTCCATTAGCCAGCAATCTCCATTACTGTGATTGTTGCAATGTGTCCAGCTTCAAAGAATACACCAGTATATCCTGAGTTTCTTGCCCTAAAAAAAGCTCTAAATGCTTCAAACTCATTACCAGATGAATCAAATAACCAGTTTTTAGAATGTGGTGCAGTATGCAAACCAGTTGCGTTGTACACTTGTTGCATACCAAAAGTGTAAGCAGAGGCTGGGTCATTAGCAGATGCGTAAGTTGTACTTGCTGTAAATGTACTGCTTCCACTTTCTTGACAAATAGTAGACACAACACCAGCCGCATAGTTTTGAAGATATTGATGACCACCAGCAAAAGTTACTAGCAATTTACTATCAAGTTGTTTTTTTTGAACTGTGATGTTCCAACTTGATGCTTGGTAACTTGTATTTGATGTGGCTTCATTTGATGCAGGGGCAAATGTATTTTGAACAACTTGCAAAACACTACCACTAGGTAACTTGTTATTATCTAAAGTTGGAAGAGCCTGATTGTTTATTCGTGTTAATCCCATGTCAGTCTCCTATCCTATTAAGTAGCCGCTAAAGGTTGAATGTGATTTGTAATACTCACCTGCATATCCAATTATAGATACATATTGACCACTTGTTAGTTCAAAGTTTTCAGAAAAACCTACTGAATTGTCTGATGCCGCGTTTTCTGCACCTAAATAGTAATGGTAAGATGGGGTACTACCGCTTATTGAAACATAAAACGAAGAAGCTGTAGATGTATTATTGACATATACCTTGCCGCTAAAATTATACAACCCATCTACAGGGGCAGTAAATCTACCAGTAGAGGTAGAATAGTGACCGCCTACATTATACTGAGTGCTGGACATTACAACTTCATGTGAGCTTGCCAAAGATTGCCAAGAGGCAGGTGTATCATAAGCGTAAAAAGCTGGTCTAGCTGGTGTAAGAATACGACCACTACTATCAATGCTCAACGCACTTGTACCAGAGGAGTTCTGGATGTTGTCTACTTTTAATATACTTGTCATCCTGTTCTCCTATGCGTACATAATTCTAATAGTGCCAGAATCAAAAGTTCCAGCAGTAGGAAAGAATTGTATTCTGTCCAACTCGCCAGACAATTCTTTAAAACCCATCATAGTTACAAAATAGCCGTCATAATCAGAAACAAAAATGCTAGCGTCCATTATCCATCTGTTGCTTCCAGCGTGTACTAGCTGACCGCTAAAATAGAAAACACTCACAGCGTTAACCCATGCATAGTTTCTCCAAGAATCGCCACTTAAAGAACTACCACCAGTAACAAGTGCATTTGTTCCATAATGAGACTGTCTAGCATAGCCAGTGGTTTCAAATCCCCCGCTATCGCCTATTCGAATGTCAATAGTTGCTGTTGTAGAAGTAGAAATCCCCCAGCAAGTGAATTTAACTACTTCCACGCCACTTGGTATTCCTGTAAAATCAACCGTGCTACTACCACTTGCAGTTTGTTCAGAAACACCTTTAAGTATTCCTGTGCCTGTTAATGAATTGTTAAAGGTTAAGTTACCACTACTATCAATCGTAGCCGCAGTAGTACCGTTTGTGTGTTGGAGCGTTTCAACGCCTAATATACTTGCCATTGATAATCTCCTATCCTATTAAGTAGCCAGAAAACCAGCTATGTCCTTGATAAATTCTATTTAATTCTCTTGCTTTTACATTTACTGTATCGCCTGTTGATAAAAGTATTGGGATTGTAAGCTCTGTTGTTACTGTGCCACCAGAACTGTTTGGATTTCTTCTAGTTAATCCCAATGCTCCTGCACCATTGTATTCTGCATCATTTACTTCAATCATAGCAGTCATGTTGCTGTTCGCACCACCGCTATTAGTTAAGAAAATTGCAAAACTAAAACTATACAAACCATCAACAGGGGCAGTAAATTTACCGTTTGATGTATTATAATGTGAGCCAACATTGTATTTTACTCCATCAAACACATAGTTTGTTTGAGCGTTTATGGTAGTATCTGTAGTGGCGTTTATATAAGCAAGAAATGCTGGCTTCTCTGGCATTAGTACCTGACTACCAGATGTCTTTGGTCTGATTTCATCAACGTAAATCTTACTCATCTAAACCACCGTAAATGTGCCATTGACCGTTAAGGTAACGCCACTCCCTATAGTAAATGCACCAGCCACCATAGCGTTCTCATCAGCCGCTATAGTCACGTTGCTGGTAAGAGTAGTGTCGTTCACTCTGATTGCGTTATTCTTCATAATACTGTCAGACATCTTGTTAATATCCACTGAGCCATCAGTAGGCGTTACAGTGTTACCCACCTCACCCAGAGCCACTATGAAGTCAATCACGTCGCCTGTTACTAGGTTCTCTGAGAATGTAATCGTTGAGCCTGACACTGTGTAAGCATCGGTAGGGGCTTGGATAACACCATTGACAGACACAATAAGCTGTTCAGCCGTAGCTGGTTTGAAGTTCGCACTACTGTACTGCATGGTGTAAGCGGCCTGACCGTTTACTACCGTGATGCTGTCTAGCTTTTTGAATTGCCCACTAGAAGGGGCTATACCTATGTATGGCATTATTCAGCCTCCTGTATAGTTAGTGTGCCAGCGTCTACCTGACGCAAAATTTCTGCATAGTGGCGGTTGGCTGGGTCAAGGGGAACACGAATAGTCTCATCATCTACTACAATATCTATTGCTATATTATCGCCAATATTTACATAAACATTCTCTTCATTTATGACTTGCGTTTCTTGATGTTT